GAATATACTGAAAATAATTTAGACTTCTTAATTGAAGCAGATAAAAAAACTGGCAAGAAAAAATATGCTATACAAGGTATATTTGCGCAGGCTGAGACAACGAATAGAAATGGCAGAATGTATCCACTTCCTATAATGGAAAAGGCATTTGGTAAATATAATACCGAACAAGTTTCCAAAGGAAGAGCGGTCGGTGAGTTAAATCACCCCGATGGACCTACTGTCAATTTAGATAAAGTTTCACACAAAATTACTGAACTCAAATTTGAGGGCAATGATATTGTTGGAAAGGCATCGATACTAGACACTCCTATGGGTAAGATTGTAAAAGGTCTACTTGATGGCGAAGTCTCCCTCGGTGTTTCGACTCGTGGTATGGGAAGTTTGAAACAAAGTGGTAACGCAATGGTCGTTAATAACGACTATATTCTTAACGCAATTGATATTGTGCAAGATCCATCCGCCCCTAGCGCTTTCGTTAATGGGATTATGGAAGGGGTAGAATGGATTTGGAATAACGGTATCATTGAAGCTCAAACAATTGAAAAAATGGAGACCGAAATTAAGAAAGCTACTCGTGCTAATCTTTATGAGACACAAGTTCGTGAGTTTAAGAATTTCCTCTCGTTACTCAAAAGTAAATAATAAGGAGTCAAAAAATGACTGATCAAGAAATAATTGATAATCAGGATGAAGAACTCCATGACGAAGTTGAGAACGAAGTCGTGGAAGCTCATGATCCGAAAAACGCAGAAGCAGATTCTATTGCTACTGTTGACAAAGCTGGTGATGCCACTGGAATTGCTAAGAAGCGTCCATTGGATAACACTAAACAAGATCCAATGCCTAAAACTAAAGCAGGAATTATTTCTGCAATGGTTGGTAAAATGCAAGGAATGAATAAAATTCAATTATCTAACATGTTTAAGGCTGAAGATTCAGAATTAGACGGAGATATGATTTCTGAAAACGAAGAATTAGAAATTCATACTAAAGTTGATTTTACTGATGATCTTAAAGCACTTGTCAATGAAGAAGCAACATTGTCTGATGAGTTTAAAGTAAAAGCAGAAACTATCTTTGAAGCTGCAATTAATTCAAAAATAACTGAAGAAATTGATAGATTAGAAGAGAAGTATAACGAGGAACTTTCAGAAGAGATCGAATCTACTAAGAAAGATCTTGTCGAAAAGGTTGACAGCTATCTAAACTACGTAGTTGAAGGATGGATGGAAGAAAACAAATTAGCTATTCAGAATGGGTTAAGAACTGAGATTGCTGAAGATTTTATGAATAAATTGAAAGATTTATTTACTGAGTCTTATATCACAGTACCAGAAGAAAAGACTGATCTTGTTGACGAACTTGCAGAAACTGTTGAAGAACTTGAGGATAAACTCAACGAATCAACTAGCAATGCTATCAAGATGGCCGAAGAATTAGAAGGATTTAAAAGGGAGTCTATCATAAGAGAAGCTGCTTTTGGTCTTGCTGAAACCCAAGTCGAAAAACTCAAGTCACTAGTAGAAAACATTGATTACGATGACGATGCTTCTTTCGCTAAGAAAGTTGCAACAATTAAAGAGTCATATTTTACTAAGACTGCAGTAACTAATGGGGAAGAAACCATAGATGAAGATGATGCACCGGTTGTATCTTCAGATTCAATGGCATCTTATCTTTCCGCAATCAAAAAAACTAGTATTAAATAGGGAGTCATAGATATGAACGGAGTATCTTACGATAGGTTGATTGAGAAATGGGCACCAGTTCTTAACGAAGAAAGCGCTGGAACTATTACTGATCACCACAAAAAAAGTGTTACAGCTGCAATTCTTGAAAATCAAGAAATTGCATTAAGAGAAGAAGGTGTGCTTCAAGAAGCAGCACCTGGTAATAATACATCTTCTGCATCTAACTGGAATCCAGTACTAATTGCGCTCGTTAGACGTGCTATGCCTAATTTAATGGCGTATGACGTTTGTGGTGTGCAGCCAATGTCTGGTCCAACTGGTCTAATTTTCGCAATGAAGTCACGTTATGGTGGTGGTGCAACTGGTTCAACAGAAGCATTATTTAACGAAGCTCAAACTCAGTTTTCTGGTGATAGTGCTGGAACTCATGATTCTGATAACGTATCAGGATTTGCAACTATTGCTGATTCAGCGGGTGATTCATCTGTTGATAATGAAAGATTAACTGCATTAGGCGCAACTGGTATGACTACAGCAGAAGCTGAATTATTAGGTTCTACTGGTAGTGCATCGTTTAGAGAAATGGGATTCACAATCGAAAAAGCGACTGTGACTGCTGTGTCAAGAGCTCTTAAAGCTGAATACAGCTTAGAACTAGCTCAAGATCTTAAAGCGATTCATGGTCTAGATGCTGAAACTGAATTAGCAAACATCTTATCTACTGAGATTCTTGCTGAAATAAACAGAGAAGTAATTAGAACTATTAACTCTCAGGCTAAAACTGGTGCATTGCAAACTAATACTGCAATTAACGGTATCTTCAACATCCAAACTGATGCTGACGGTCGATGGTCTGTAGAGAAGTTCAAAGGACTTATTCTTCAAATCGAAAGAGAAGCTAACATCGTTGCAAAAGAAACTCGTAGAGGAAAAGGTAACTTTATTATCTGTTCTTCAGACGTAGCTTCTGCACTTGCTGCTTCTGGAATGTTAGACTACGCTCCTGCAATGGCAACTAACTTACAAGTTGATGATACAGGAAATACTTTTGCTGGTGTTTTAAACGGCAGAACTAAAGTCTATATTGACCCGTACGCAAATACTGATTATATTACAGTCGGTTATAAAGGTACTAACCCATACGATGCAGGTATTTTTTACTGCCCATACGTTCCATTAACAATGGTACGTGCTGTTGGTGAAGATAACTTTCAACCAAAAATTGGTTTTAAAACCAGATATGGTATGGTTTCTAACCCATTCGTAGGTGCTACTGCTTCAAACGGCTTAGCTGCTGTTAAGACTAATCAATACTATAGAATATTTAGAGTTGACAATATTCTTGGTGCATAAGTCTTGCATTTAATCTAATATCAAAGAGGACTTTCGGGTCCTCTTTTTTTTACAGAATAAGATGGATAAATGACTTACGTAGTAACTGAAAATTGCATTAAGTGTGTGCATCAAGACTGTGTAACAGTATGTCCTGTAGATTGCTTTTACATTGGACCAAATTTTATGGTGATTGATCCGGATGAGTGCATTGACTGTGGAGTTTGTGAGCCGGAATGCCCAGTGGATGCTATTGTACCTGACACTGACTTAGAGCTAGGAGATAAATGGATTCATTTAAATGCCGAATTGGCAAAACTAAATTCATTTGTAAATATAGATGCAGTTGACGAATCTAAGAGACTAGTAGATGCAGCAGAGTGGAAAAACGTACCTAACAAAATTGACTTGCTTGATCGCGGTGATGGTGCTTCTGAGTAGTTGCAATCCATTATTCGGAGTAGGCAGTTTTAAAACGTATAAATAGAAATATACAAATTGTTAGGAACTGAATATGGCATTAACAGATAACTTTAACTATTTACAACCGACTGGATTCAAGTTAGTAATAGATAGGACAAATTACCCAAACTTAGAATTTTTTGTACAAGACTTTACTCATGCTGGCGTAATCATGAGCGCGGCTGATCTTTCATATAAAAAAATAGCATCTATACCTTTTATTGGTGATAAGTTAACATATAACGAAATGCTAGCTAATATTATATTAGATGAAGATATGAAATCTTACAGAGAAATGCATAGCTGGATGCGAAGAATATTAGATCAAGATATGACTACTGCATTAGATCGATTTAAGAATAAAACCCAACGGCCACCCGCAATGTCTGATATAACCTTATCAATATTGAATAGTTCTAATATACCTATAGTTCAAATCAAATATAGAGATTGTATACCAGTTGCATTAACTGATATACAGTTTCAATCAACAGGTGGTGGAGATAGCTTTCTTACATTTGGAGTATCTTTTAGGTTTATGTACTTTGACATATTAACTAAAAATTCAGCAACTGGATCTTTTGTAGATGAAGATTCGTTTAGTGTTACAGGATCTGTAACAGGTTAATACATAATATTATTGGAGATATCTTTGAAATTTATGTATTATGATCAGACTGTTGATCTTTTGCCTGAAAAATATACTTCTAAATGTCCTACTATATTAGATAGAATAGTTATCACTGTATCAGGTGGTTTAGATTCTGCTTCATTATTGTTTCTATTGTGTAAATATTTTCCAAAGATTGAAAAACACATATTTACAGGAGATGATATAAATCATCCAATAGACTCATTTAACGCTGAAAATGTTGTTAATTATATTATGAAAAAAATACCAAATCATAATATAAAATCTCACGACTTTGCTCATTTTGATGACATGAATCCAGAATTATTAGAAGAAGTTAAATCACTTGTTAAAAAAAGACCTGAGTACAAGTCTGAATTTCCTTACATAAAAAGATCGAAAGATGGTAGACCAATTCCTCACAAATTTACAGATGAAGAACTATTTTATGGCAAAATAGCAAAACCTTTGATACAAGACAGAAACACATGGCGTATAATGGAAAAATATAAATGTGAAGTTTATTTATCTGGTATGACAATGAATCCTC